AATATACATGGTTTAAAAAGTCAATAAATACTTTAAAAGGAATATTTATGGCTATAACTAACAGAATTCCAACGCCTTCACAGGCAATACAAACAGCCTCAAAGGCTACGAATGCTGCAGGTGCAAACCCAGTTTCTTCTGTAGAAGCGTCATTGGGAAGCGGAGATTTTAATCTTGGTGCTACTTTAAGTAACGCCAAAAACTCTATTACAAGTAGTATTTCTACATCTGCGTCAAATTTTTCGGCAAGCATTAGAAAGACATTAGGATTACCAACAGGCGGGGAGCCGCAACAACCTACCGAAACTGCCGAAGCGACATGGGCAGATAAAGCCTCTATCGATGTTGATTGGAGAGTAAGACTGTCAATTGCACCAGGATATAAACGTCTTTTTACAAATCCTTTGCAAAAGTCAGATGACAATTTAATTTTTCCATTAACACCTATTATAATGATTAATCATTCAGCATCTTATACACCTATTAAACCCATACATAGTAATTATCCCTTTTATGCTTATCAAAATTCTGCAATAGAAAATATAACTATTACGGGCGAGTTTCCAGTTGAGAATGAAGAAGATGGAAAATATTGGATAGCTGCAACGCATTATCTTCGGGCAGTATCTAAAATGGCATATGGAAATACAGCAAATGTTGGTTCACCTCCGCCTGTTATTAAGTTAAATGGATATGGTGATTATGTTTTTAAAGATGTTCCGGTAGTTGTAACAAATTTTAACTATGAATTAGCTAATGACATCGACTATATTAGGGTAGAAGGAATACAAGGCGGTAAAGAAGGAACATATGTTCCGACAAGAAGTACAATATCTGTAACTTTAATTCCAATGTATAGTCGACGGCAAGTGAAAAAGTTTAGTTTACAAGCATTTATTGCAGGTCGATATGTATCAGGTCCTATGAAAGGAATGTTATAATGAATAGAAATTCTCCTTGGGCTAAGACTGAATTAGTTGATGACTTGTATTTAGATATTTTATCTATACGTTCTGTGCCAGCAGAAGATGATGATGTTTTGTATACTATTCCAAATCATTATATTCATCGTCCTGATTTGCTAGCTTATGATTTATACGGGGATAAAAATTTATGGTGGGTATTTGCACAAAGAAACATGGATATTATACAAGATCCTGTATACGACATCGAACCTGGTGTGCAAATTAGGTTACCTAAAGGTTCTAATCTAAAAAAATTTTTAGGATAAATTATGCCAAAAGGTACAACCCAAGTGAAAGTTTCAAACAATGCAGATCCAGGATCGGATAACCCAGACTCTAATGAAAACAGGGCGAAAAATGATTTGAATTCTGCGGAACTATCGGCAGAAGATATTGAATTTCCATTTGCAAATGAATTAGATGATTATGTAAGTTACAATTACGTTTTTACATTTAGTTGTTTAACAAAGAACGAGTGTGCTGCTCCTGATGACACGTATCGTAAAACAGATCCTAAGATAGTAATTTTACGTTCTGGAGGTGGTGTAGATGGAGTTGATACTGAACCTGAACAATCCTTAGGCTCAGTAGAATATTTTATTGATAATGTAGAAGTTCAAAGTTTAATTACTCCGAATAAAAAAACAAAACAAACAAATGCCACAAGTATAACATTTGATGTAATCGAGCCATATAGTATGGGTATTTTTTTACAAGAACTTAAAGTAGCAGCATTAACAGCTGGGTATACGAATTACATTGAATCACCTTTTCTTTTAACAGTAGAATTTAAAGGATGGGATGATGATGGAAATTATTTAGAAAAAAAACATTTGCGTAGAATGTGGCCTATGAAATTGATTTCAGTAAATTTTGCAGTTAACGAAGGAGGAAGCACATATAATGTTGAAGCCATACCCTGGGGAGAACAAGCAACACTGGATCAAGTGCAAAGTTTAAAAACTGATATAAAAGTCGTAGGCAGTACAGTAAAAGAGTTGTTGCAGACAGGTCTGTATAGTTTATCTACTATACTTAATTCTAGAGAACAAGAAAAAAGGCGTACACAACAAGTTAAAACACCTGATGAATATGTAATTTTGTTTCCTAAAAATCCTAAAGATAAAATTTTCACTAAAAACGATTTATCTAATAATTCTGGTACAGATAGTGCCCTTAGTTTGCGAAGCGATTTAGCTGTTACTAAATTAGATTTATATAAACAATCTATAAGCAGTTCTAATAATAAACCTGCTTGGTATGATGCAGAATTAGATGATCTTGAAAAAACAGTTTTAGGAGTTATGGTTAGAAGAAGTTATTTAGGCGAAATTGCAAGGAATTTCAGTGATAATAAAGGAAATAATAACGTTATAGGAAGATCAAAGCTTGTAGACAATTTGCTAGATGGAACCAAAAAACCATTTGGTAGACCGAGATTGATAGAATTAGATGATAAAGATGGCATATTTGAAAGAGGGCAATTACAAATAAGTGATAACCTAACAACATTAACATTTAAAGCTGGTACTACGATACAAGATGTTATTGAAGAAATAATTTTACTAAGCGAATACGGGACTAGAATAGGGAGTTCAACTCCAGATGCTAATGGTATGCTCCCATGGTTTAGGATAGACACTGAAGTTTATGATTTAGATGATCCTGAAGTTGAAACGCAAACAGGAAGACCGCCTAGGATTTATGTTTTTCGTGTAGTTCCTTTTTCGACTCATTTAAGTAGATATGCATCAGTCACGCAAACGAGTGCTACGAATGCCTTAAGAAAGCAGTGTGTAAAAGAGTATAATTACATTTATACTGGTAAAAATGATGCAATAATTGATTTTGATATAACATATAATAGAGCATTTCATCAAGCAAGTACGCCTTTTGGAGGTAGTAATAAAGGAACTGTTATAGATGCTAATGCTAGTAGGAGAGCAGGATCTGAAAATATTCCTAAAGCATTGCCTTCCGCAGGTGAAAAAACAAATTCAAAGTCAGGATATACGTCTAATGAAGAAAGCTTCAAACCTGGAACCGGATCTGAAGGTGGAGGACAGTATGATAAAATTGCAAATGTTGTTGCAAGGGATTTCAACGATGCAATTTTAAACAGCACAACAGATTTAATAAACACAAGTCTTGTGATTTGGGGAGATCCGTATTACATAATTGATAGTGGTTTTGGAAATTATTTTGCTATACCGCATAAAAAGTATATAAATTTGAATAAAGATGGAACTATGAATTATCAAGACAGTGAAGTTCATGTAATCATAAATTTTAGAACCCCGTTTGATCACCCTTATACAAAAAATGGGGATAGTTGGGATACTGAGGGATTTATGGATTTTTATGCAGAAGGTTCATATAGCCCGTCTGCATTTAGTGGAATTTATCAAGTTACTGGAGTTACAAATAATTTTGCTGAAGGAAGGTTTACTCAAAAGTTAGATATGATAAGAATTAGGAATCAAGAAGGTACTGATACAAATAACAAAGCAGATCCAACTAAAGGTGTTGCTAGGACAGTAATATCGAATGAAGATTTAAATCGTGCTGCAGGTAATGCAGGTGGAGGAGTATAATGGCATCTACTACTCCGCGAGGACAATTTTCAAGAGGTGCAAGGCCTGTATGGATGAAGGGAGTAGGACCTTATCTAGGACGGGTAGCAAATCATTTAGATACAGAATATATGGGGAGTATTGAAGTTGAAATTTTAAAAACTACTGAAGCAGGTAGTCCTACTGAATCTAGTGGATATTATATTCCATGTACATATGTAAGTCCTTTCCTTGGACAAACTCCAAGGAAAGGTGTACAAAATACAGACAAATTTGATTATACCCAAAAAAGTTATGGATTTTGGGCTGTTCCTCCTGACATAGATACAAAAGTTTTAGTATTAATGGCTGAAAATAATTTTGGTTTTGGGTTTTGGATAGGATGTGTTCAAGATAAATTTATGAATTTTATGATGCCTGGTAATGCATCAACATCCTACAGCAGTCAACCGGGTGGAGGAAAAGGTGGTGGAGGAGGAAAGTATGCAAATAAGATTGTACCAGTAGGTGAATATAACAAAGAGATATCAAAAGGCACAGGCAATGACCCTACACAATATTATAAACCAGTTGATACACGGCATGCAGATATTTTAGAAAAACAAGGTTTAACTAAATGGTCAGAAAGTATAGTTGATCAAACTAGAGGTACAACTACTTCGAGTGCTCGGAGAGAAGTTCCTAGTATGGTAGTTGGATTAAGTAGTCCGGGTCATGTTGATAGGAAAGGTCCAACAGTGCAGTATGGAGAAAAGTTTGGACAAACAAATGTACCGTTTAGTAGATTAGGTGGCACAAGTTTTGTAATGGATGACGGAGATGAAAAAATTCTTCGTAAAAAACCTGCAAACACCGATCCTCCAGAATATGCTTATGTAGAAAAAAAACAATTTGATGGAGATGTAACATTACCTCATAATGAATTAACAAGATGGCGCACTCGCACAGGACATCAGATTGTAATGCACAATACTGAAGATTTAATTTATATTATTAATGCTCAAGGTAATGCTTGGATAGAATTAACAAGTAATGGAAAAATTGATATTTACTCAGACGATAGTGTTAGCATACATTCTGAAACTGATTTTAATTTGAAAGCAAATAGAGATATTAACTTAGAAGCCTCAGGTAATGTCAATATTAAAGCCAGAGAACAAATGCGTTTAGAATCTGGTAACGCAACTCATTGGAAAATTGGCACAGCAGAAGTTAAGAAAGATCCTGCGTTACGTCCAGAATTAGGTATTAAAAACGATGATGGTACATGGAAATGGAATAGTTTTGAAGATTTGCCAACAGTAGCTCAACCAGGTGATAATTTGTATATAGATGTAAGCAGAGACGTGTATTGGAAGGTAGGAACCCATCCTAAACTAGGAGATTTTAAATTAGAAGTATCTCAAGACGGACATGCAACATTTGATAGAGATTTCTTTTTATTAGCAAAAAAGAACATCCATCAGCATTCAAATAAAGCTACATTCCATGAAGCAGATACAACTTTTGATCAAAAATCAGGCAAAGAATTTTATCAATTATCTGGAGCTAACATGCACATAAGGAGTGATAAAGATTTGCGCTGTTATGCAGATGTAAATGCTATAGTAAAAAGTAAAACAAATTTTATCACAGCAATGAATGCAAATCATATGAAAGCAGCAAATATGAATTTTGTAACTGCAGGATCTAGTAATGAATATAATGCTCCTGTTAATAATATGAGTCAAATTCAATATTTCGGCAGTGGTTCTGCAAAAGGTTCTAATGGTACCACTGCCGAAAAAGCCACAGATGCAATAGATGCATTGTTGCCAGAGTGTGCTCATCATGCATTCATACCTATTAGGATTCCAACTCATGAACCATATCTTAGTCATGAAAATTTAAAGCCAGAAACTTTTTATCCTGACAAAACAGATAGTACAATATCAATTAATGACTCGTGTGATTTTGCAATAAATTATGAGCAAGAAGAAATTAAAACGCCTTTAATATTTAAGGGTGGTGCGCAAGAGGACACATTTAGGAAAGGTAAGTGATGTTTAAAAATAGGTCTATATATAAAGAAATTAATATAAAAAGTAAAAATAATTCAAAAAAATTTACTCCTGGATCAAAAGTTTACAGAGGCATAAGCACAGTAAATCCGCAAAATAAAACTACAGTGCTATATGATATAGCATTGATAAAGCAAGATATTTTTAATCATTTTCATATAAGACAAGGTGAATGTTTAAGTGATTTGCAATTTGGAACGATAGTATGGGATGTTCTGTTTGAACCGCTAACTCCGACGTTACGTAACTTAATCATTGAAAATGTTAATGATATAATTAATAATGATCCCCGCGTATCAGTTAGTTCAGTTGTTATAGATGAGTATGAGTCTGGAATACAGATTGAATGTAATTTAATTTACCTGCCTTACAATATTCAAGAAAGTATGCAACTAAATTTTGATAGAAACGCAGGGTTTTTTACGAATTAAATAGGTACTTTAAGTTGAAATAAATATTAG